CCCACGATGAATTGGGATCAAGGGTTAGAGCCCAGTTGATGAGTTCTGATGTGGTGGTCATGGTGGAAAGGACTTGTTGCAGTAGGGTCATGGGTTGCTCCGTTTGGGTTGTTGATGGAATGTAGTGTAACATTATTTGTAGCAATGCAATAGATTATTTGACGATGTTTTACTGATCGTTTGTACAGTGTGGGCTTTGCTAGGGATTAGGGTTTACCCTTACACAGTTTGCACTGTGCATGCACTGTGCATAGTGCATAAAAGTGGCAAAAATGCCTGTTTTTATGCATGCATTGCACTCTCTCCTATAGGAGAGTGCATCAGTGCATAACAGTGCATGGCAAAATGCATGCATTGTTGACTGGTTGGTCAGTAAGTTGAAAGGTGGTTTATGGCAGCGATCAAGGATCGGGAAGCAGTGGCGAAGGTGGTGCTGGATAGCATGACTAGCGGCATGTCTATGCGTCAGAGTTGCCTTAAAGCGGGCATAGGCGCGTCTACGTGGATCGATTGGACGGTGGCCGACCGTTCCCTTGCCGAACGGTATGCGCGCGCCCGTGAAGGCCTTTTGGATGCCATGGTTGATCAGATACTGACGCTGGCCGATGCCCCAGTACCTACCCTTGACAATGGCGCCACTGATCCCGGCATGGTGCGCCAGCGCCAGCTTCAGATCGACGCTAGACGCTGGGTACTGTCCAAACTGGCGCCAAACAAGTATGGCGATCGCTTGGACGTGTCAGTCACCGACCAGCGCATATCTATTAGCGGCGCACTGCAGGCTGCCCAAGCGCGCCTTGTGGACGTCATCGACGTTACACCGCGTGCACTGGGCAGTGCATCATCCAGTGCATCCGATGCAGACCAGGGGGGGGGAGGGCCCTGAGCAGGGCCGTTGAGTTTGTGTATACCCCACAAAAACTTTTATTTTTTTTATGCTAAAACTAATAATACTCTTCGCCGTCGCCATTTTCATAATCAACTTAATATTTGAATAATGCAAACCACAATATATAAACCAGAAGATGAACAAGAGTTAATGGCAAGACTATGGAGTCCTGTTATTAAAGATAATCCACTGGCGTTTGTAATGTATGTATTCCCGTGGGGAGTTAAAGGTACTCCCTTGGAACATTTCTCCGGCCCAAGAAAATGGCAACGGGAAGTATTACAAGATATTGCGGAGCAGATTAAAGTTAATTCCAAAAAACCACTAAACCAACAAACCAATCAAATTGATTTTGAGACTTTACGCCTGGCGGTATCTTCAGGCCGGGGTATTGGCAAGTCTGCATTGGTTTCATGGCTGGTGATCTGGATGCTGACGACCCGGATTGGTTCAACGACCATCATTTCGGCGAACTCGGAGAACCAGCTGCGGTCAATTACCTGGGCTGAGATTACAAAGTGGCTGGCGACCAGCATTAATAGTCACTGGTTTGAGGTGAGTGCGACGCGGGTGGCACCTGCAAAGTGGTTGACTGAGCTGGTGGAGAGTGATTTGAAGAAGGGCACGCGCTACTGGGGGGTGGAAGGTAGGCTTTGGAGTGCTGAAAACCCGGATGCTTATGCTGGTGTGCATAACTTTGACGGGGTGATGGTGATTTTTGATGAGGCGAGTGGTATTGACGACTCGATTTGGTCAGTCACTGGTGGTTTTTTCACGGAAAACACGCCGAATCGCTTTTGGCTGGCGTTTTCGAACCCTCGGCGCAACACGGGGTACTTTTATGAGTGTTTCAACTCAAAGAGGGACTTCTGGAAGACGAAGATGGTGGATGCGAGGACGGTGGAGGGGACGGACAAGGCGGTGTATGAGCAGATCATTGCGGAATACGGGCCGGATTCGAGCCAGGCGCATGTGGAGGTGTATGGCTGGTTTCCGAATGCGGGGGATGATCAGTTTATTAGTGCGCTGGTGGTGGATGAGGCGATGAAAAGGCCCAAGTACAAGGATCAGTCAGCGCCGATTATTGTTGGCGTGGATCCTGCGCGGTTTGGGGCGGATGCTACGGTGATTGCGGTGAGGCAGGGGCGGGATATTGTGAAGATCATGCGGCATCGGGGGGATGACACGATGGCGGTGGTGGGGCATGTGATTGATGTGATTGAGGAGTTCAAGCCGGCATTGGTGGTGATTGATGAGGGTGGGCTGGGGGCGGGGATTGTGGATAGGCTGAAGGAGCAGCGGTACAAGGTGAAGGGGGTGAATTTTGGGAACAAGGCCAAGAACCCTATCATGTATGGGAATATGAGGGCGCAGATGTGGGGGGAGATGCGGGAGTGGTTGAAGAGTGCAAGCATTCCGAATGACCGGTTCTTGAAAACTGACCTGATCTCGCCTATGATGAAGCCTGATTCCAGAGGGACTATATTTTTGGAGTCCAAGAAGGAAATGAAGGCTAGGGGTCTGGCGTCCCCGGATGCGGCAGATGCGATTTGTGTGACTTTTGCGTTCCCTGTGGCGCATCGGGAATACAATGAGCGGAACGCTCCACGCCGAAACATGCAAAATGGAGCCGTTCTAACCAGTTGGATGGGGGCTTAAATGGCAACAAAACCAGCACCTAAAGGTAAAAAATGAGCGAGAAAGCAATTCTGGAACTGGCGCGTAGTCGTCTGAATATGGCGATTTCGGCCTATTCAGAGTCTCGCGAGGATGAGTTGGATGATTTGCGGTTTTTTGCCGGTAGTCCGGACAATCACTGGCAGTGGCCTGCTGATGTACTGGCGACTCGGGGGGCTGTGCAGGGTCAGACGATCAATGCGCGGCCTTGCCTGACGATCAACAAGCTGCCCCAGCATGTGCGTCAGGTCACGAATGACCAGCGCCAGAATCGGCCAAGCGGGAAGGTGATTCCTGCGGATGACAAGGCTGATATTGAGGTGGCGGAGATATTTGATGGCATGGTGCGTCATATTGAGTACATCAGTGATGCTGATGTGGCGTATGACACGGCGTGTGAGAATCAGGTGGCTTATGGTGAGGGCTACATCCGTCTGGTGACGGAATATTGCGACGATGACTCGTTTGACCAGGACATCAAGATTGTCCGGGTACGCAATAGCTTCAGTGTGTACATGGATCCAATGATCCAAGACCCTTGCGGGTCGGATGCCAAGTGGTGCTTTATCACGGAAGACGTGATGAAAGAGGACTACGAGCGCATGTACCCGGATGCCCAGCCTATTTCCTCGCTTCAACAGCTTGGTGTTGGCGATCAGACGCTGGCGCAGTGGGTGAATGAGGATACTGTACGGATTGCTGAGTACTTCTACATTGACCACAAGAAGGAAACGCTGAATCTGTACTATGGCAATGTATCGGCGTTTGCCGGGTCGCCGCAGGCCAAACAGATGGAAGCGCAAGGCATGAAGCCTATGCGTAGTCGTCTGGTGGATGTGCAGAAAGTGCGCCGCTGCAAGATCAATGGCTATGAGATTCTGGAAGAGAACGAGTGGGCCGGGAAGTGGATTCCGGTGGTGCGCGTTGTCGGCAATGAATTTGAGGTGGACGGCAAGATGTATGTGTCTGGCTTGGTGCGTAATGCCAAGGACGCCCAGCGCATGTACAACTACTGGGTAAGCCAAGAGGCTGAAATGCTTGCACTGGCTCCCAAGGCACCGTTCATTGGCTATGGCGGGCAGTTTGAGGGGTACGAAAACCAGTGGAAGACGGCAAATACGCAGAACTGGCCGTATCTGGAGGTAAACCCTGATGTGACGGATGGTGCGGGTGCTGTTTTGCCCTTGCCGCAACGTGCCCAGCCGCCTATGGCGCAAAATGGTCTTATTGCGGCCAAGATGGGCGCATCTGACGACATTAAATCCACGACAGGACAGTACGATTCGAGTCTCGGGGCCACAAGCAACGAACGCTCGGGTCGTGCTATCCTGGCCCGTGAAAAGCAAGGTGATACGGGCACGTACCACTATGTTGACAACTTGGCGCGGGCGGTGCGTTACATCACCCGGCAAATTGTTGACCTGATTCCCAAGATTTACGACACCCAGCGGGTGGCCCGGATCGTAGGGGAAGACGGTACGCCTTCTATGGTGAAGGTCAATCCCATGCAGCCTGAGCCCATAAACAGGATTGTGGATCAGACCGGGATTGTGATTGACAAGATCTACAACTTTGGCGTGGGCAAGTACGATGTTTGCGTGACCACTGGCCCGAGCTACATGACCAAGCGTCAAGAGGCTCTGGATGCCATGAGCCAACTGTTGCAGGGCAATCCCCAACTATGGGCGGTGGCGGGTGATCTGTTTGTCAAGAACATGGACTGGCCGGGTGCCCAAGAGATGGCGAAACGGTTTGCCAAGACGATTGATCCCAAACTCATGGACGATAGCGACAAGTCACCTGAGTTGCAGGCTGCCGAGCAGCAGATTCAGGCAATGGGTCAGGAAATGGAGCAGATGCACCAGATGATCCAGAATGTCGGCAAGTCCATTGAGGCGCAGGACATGCGGCGTCAGGACTACGAAGCGCAGATCAAGGCGTTTGAGGCTGAGACACGGCGTATTGCTGCGGTGCAGGCCGGCATGACGCCCGAGCAGATTCAGGATATTGTCATGGGTACAATATCCGCAGCACTGGACACTGGTGACCTCATTGGTGGTGCGCCAGAAATGCCAAGAGAAATGCCTCCGATGGAAGGGCCGACACAATGACCACGAAATGCGCTGACTTTGTAGGGATGCTGTTTCTGGCGCGGGATGTGGCGCACAGCGTCCATCTGAACACCCGCAGCTACGCCAAGCATGTTGCCCTCAATACCTTCTATGATGAGATTGTGGATTTGACTGATGGCTTTGCTGAAGCCTACCAAGGGCGGCATGGCCTCATGGGGCCAATCAGCCTGATGAGTGCCAAGAAGACCACCAACATTGTGGAATTCCTGCAAGATCAGCTGGAAGAAATTGAGAAATGCCGGTACGAGGTGTGCGACAAGACGGACACGCCGCTTCAGAACCTGATTGACGGGATTGTTGAGTTGTATCTGTCAACACTGTACAAGCTGCGGTTTCTGGCATGATAGAGCTGGGCGGTCAGGTTGGTGAATTGCGCTTTCAAGTTGAGGTAAAGCGCAAAGAAACTGGCAAAATAGAGACTTATGAACTGGTTGGGTTTCTCGACGAGGAGAAACTAAAGGAGCTTCAAGATGGCGGTGACACACTCGACAGCGGCTCGTAATGCCGCAACGGACGCAGTTACTGCGTTGATTGGGGCTTCTGGTAAGCTGGCTTTCCGACTGGCTGGCACGGTGTCCGCACCTGGCACCACGGTAGCAACGCTGTCCCTGAGCGCCACGGCATTTGGCGCATCCAGTACCGGCACGGCCACAGCCAACGCCATTACCGCTGACACCAACGCCACTGGCAATGCCTCTCCGGTGGCTACAGCCACATTGCAGACCTCTGGCGGCACGGTGGTGATTCACTGCGCGGTAGCAGCCAGCGCCAGCGACATCAACATGACCAACGGCCTGACCGTGGCCGCCGGTGATACGGTGTCCTGCTCAAGCCTTACCTATACCGCACTGAGCGCGTAATGCCAAACGTCAAGCATTCGTTTACATCTGCCAAAACGGATGGTGGCGATGCCACGTTGGTGCAGCCCAGCAACTGGAATGCCGAACACGTTGTTGATCAATATCTCGACATTCCAGACGTAGTTACTCCAGCAACTCCAGCGTCAGGATGGTTGCGGATTTTTGCCAAGACACGAGCTGCACGGGCCACGCTAAACACTATTGGCCCAGCCGGTGTGGATGTGGCGTATCAACCTGCCTTGTTTGGCAACACCATTATGTTGTGGTTGCCCAGTGCAACAACCGCACAAACCGCTTTTGGTGTGACTTATACCGCACGAAATAACGGCACTTCTGCGGCACAAGCAACTCCCACAAGAGCTAGTACCAACGCCATGACCAGCTTGTCACGTGCGCAATTTGGTACTGGAACCACTGCTACCGGAGCATCAGGCACTCAAACTGCGCTTCCAGTAGCTTGGAGGGGTAATGCTGCTGGTCTAGGAGGTTTCTTTTTCTTCGCTCGTTTTGGCGTAGAAACCTTGGCCGCAGACATGCGGATGATGGTTGGGCTTTCTGCCAACAATGCCACTATGGCAGCAGACGGTTCTACATGGGCCAATACTTGTGCCATCGTCAAAGATTCGGCCGATAGCACTTGGCAGTTTGCTATGCGTAGTGCATCAACACTGACCAAGACAGCTACTGGCTGCACAGTGACCGCAGGGCAGATTCTTGATCTGTATATCTTTGCTCCGCCTAACAATGCGGGAACTATTACTGTGCGGTTGGTAGATGCGGTCACTGGAACCATCTACATGGATGACGTTGGCCTTTCTGCCAACTTGCCAGTAAACACCACCTTCCTGTACATGCAGGCGCATTGCCAATCGGTCAGTGGAACTACAGCCAAGATTATGTCGCTCAACAAGATGTATTTGGAGCAAGACCTATGACCTGGGATGTGCTGCAAGACGCCAATGGCAACCTTCAGTTAATTCCTACTGGTGATCCTGCGCCAGATGGCTGGGAAGTAGTGGCTGTCACTGCCAATCCAGATTATCTGGAGTACATGGCTTCTTTGGGGTAAGCCGTGGCTGCTGCGTTTGACTCGGGCGCGTTTTACGCTGGCGCGTTTGAAGTCGGCGGCGCAAGCCCAGTAACCCACGCGACATCTGGCGTACTTGCAGGCTCCGGCAGTGCAATTGTTGGAGCAGCTTCCAACTTTACTGCTCACGCAACCAGTGGCGTATTGGCTGGTCAAGCATCTTCTATTGCGGGTAGTGCTAATCGCAGCGCAGGAGTTGTCACTCACGACACCACGGGTGCGCTGACTGGCCCAAGCAGTACCGTTGCAGGCAGTGCCACCAGATTTCGCGCACACGCCACCACTAGCGTTCTTACTGGGCAACTGGGCAGCGTATCCGGCACCGCGCGACACAACATACCGCACACATCTAGCGGAACGCTGACGGGCCAATTAGGTTCTATTGCCGGCAGTGCCGCACGTACCGCAGGCCCGGTCACGCATCCAACAAGTGGCGTTCTTGTTGGAGCAGGAACAACGCTTTCAGGCTCGGCAATTAGGTTCCGAGCGTTTGATTCTTCTGGGGTGTTAACTGGGCAAGGATCGGTTGTTACAGGAAACGCAGACCGTCAAGCGCAAATTATTCCCCACATATCGTCAGGCATCTTGGTGGGAAATGGGTCTGTTATTGCTGGATCAGCCAATCACATCTCAGTTTACCCTGACCCGTCAACCGTAGAGGCAGGTATACAATACGGCCCAGGCGGCATGTTTGTCGGCACCTTGACCGCAACTGGTGGCGAGACAATAATCGCGTTGCGGTCTTTCACAGGAAGGTTTTAATATGTCCATGACCCTCAAAGCCATTACGACACGTCTTGGCTACCAGCAAATTACGTCTTTATCGTCAGCAGCCAGCCTGACTGTGCCGCAAGTTGACCTGAATGGCTTGGCTTGCAAGCCTTCCATTGCCATCATTACCCCGCTGACCGCTGCTGTACGCTGGCGAGATGACGGAATTGCTCCTACGGCATCCGTTGGAATGCCTCTGGCAGCTG